TGAAAAGTACTATTTAATTTCTCTAGAACAGCATCCAAATCTCTCACTAAAGATGAAGCTACGTCTTCTTGATATTCTTTACTTGCTCTGGTTAATGATTGTACTATCTTTGCCATTATCTTCTTCCTCCTGCGTGTATATCTAATCTAAACGTTCCTAATTTCCAATTCGTATCGACCGCTGTATTAGAGATAGTAAGGGCTACAGCTCTAGCTCTAGCTCTCGTGTCAATTTTTTTAGTACTTGATGTGATTGTAAAAGGACCAAGTGTTGAACTAGCGGAACTGTCATTAGGATAATCTCTTAAATCTAATTGAACAATAGTATTACCACTTTGAGCAATAAAATCAGGAACAACTCGACTCACTCTCATTATAAATTCTCCATCTCCTCTAAGGTCAGCCAGAGAAGTAGCGGCCCCTCTAATTACTTTTTGTGTAATGTCGTAATCTCCTGAAGTAATGTTAGCAGCGATAGCACTGGTAGTTCCTATCTTAACCTGATTAACTCCTGTTTCATGTTCATAATAATATGTAACTCCATCACTATTTCCAGTAACATCAAAAGATGAATCTGTACCTGCATCATAATATGTTGCATGAGGTAAACCAAATACAGCAGAATCTATCCATGTAGTTCTTGGAAACACTGAACTTGCATTTGTATACCAAATTGGTCTTTCGCTCGTAGAATCTAGATAACTATATAAAACACATCTGTTCACCACATTTGAACCTGACCCTGGATAAAACCACATAACTTCTCCAAACAAGTTATTAATCCCGCAATATATTAATTGACCAGATGTTGTGTTTAAATCATCGTACACATAGTCTTCAACTAAACAATCCATAGATTCTAGTTTACCTGTAAACCTAAAGAAACCATTATCTGACATCCAGTACGCAGCACCATCAACTTCAGCAGCTGCATTTTTACCAATAAGTCCGCAGTTAGTTCCTACTTGTTCATAAGCAAAAGTAAATGGAGTTCCAACAAATCTCATAGTAAATAAAGAAGTATCGGTCCAAACATAAATAGCATTCCTACCAAGTTTAGCTCCCATGATCCGTGATCCGGCGGCCAGTCTTTGTGTACCAGCACTATTGGTTGCTGTAGGTGTATAAGTATTAATATCTTCTTGAGAAGAGAATCTTATAAACATATCATCTTGTGTAGTTTTATCTCCAATAGTTGTTTCTGTTCCAAAAAATACTAAGTGACGATCGGGAGTAGATACTAACATATCTCTAGATGCTGTTGGTGCACCAGATATAATTGTTGCTCTAGTACTTACAGCGTTAACTGCATCAGAGTCCCACTCAAAACATTCACCATTAAATATTAATGCAATAGCTGAACTACCTAAGTTATCGATAGCCCACATACCTGGTTCTGCAACTTTGTCGGTAGTGGCTGCTGCTGAACCCCATCCTGAATAATTACTGTAATCAGTAACTGTAGCCCCATTACTGTGAGTTGCATTAGTTGTTCCCCGAACATTTCTAGTAATTCCAGTAAATGTAGTTGAGGTTAATCCTGTGTAAGATATTTCTTCGTTATCTACTTTAATATAATTTATTCCGGCACTTGGAAAATTTGATGTACTTGCAACAGTAATTGTAGTTCCGGATCCACCAGTCCCATATGCATTAGCACTTAATGATCCGTTTAAAGTTGTCGTTTGTGGACTAATTGCTGCTCCACCAAATTGAGAAATCCCCCAACCATATACTCCAACCTGATCAGGTGGGCCTACATGGTAGTATTGATAATAAGTTATACCTCCTGAAGTACTCGCTCCAGCTCCCCCTTCATTACCATCCATTGTAATGGTGACAGTTGACGCTGTTACACTAGTTATCATAAATTTTTTATCACAAAAATCTGAAGCACCAAAATTAGATCCTGTAATTGCGCTAAATGTAGTTGTATCTCCGAATAAGATTATGTCGCCTGCTTCAAAGCTGTGGGTACCGGGGAAAGTTATTGTCACTTCAGGGTCACCATTACTTGTACTAAAACAATTTGTAAGAGCTGTGCCTGATGGATTAACTAAAGGGTGAATGTCATAATATACATCACCTGTGTAAGCATATAAAATTCTGTTAGTGCCAATCAGAGAGTATTTAATACCTGATTTATTGACCATGTGATGCAAACCTCTAGCCGCACCAGTCAATTTACTCTCTCCTAATTGAGCCCAACCGCCTATTTTTTCAGGTGTACCATATCTAAAACGTACATTTTCACCGCCTGTCCATTGAGATTCAGCGCCTGTAGAGGTTACTTGTTTATTAAAGCCGGGTAAAAAAGCAATTTTTTGTAACATATAAAATCCTGTTTATTGGGTCTTATATCACATTTTTTAAGATTTCAATAGTCAACTCCTTCGTATTTTGTTATACAAATGCCTATAAAGATATATGTATTATTTAGCTATTCACGCCAGCCATCACGGTTCTTTAACTATTTTTAACCAAAGACAAATACTTGTACACACTCAATTAGAACGTTTCAATAGGTTTAAGGGATATGCCGTTATTGAAAAAAAATTAATTGATAAATTAAAGCAATTAACAAACAAAATTAAGTTTGAAAAAGTTTATATAAGTGGTCTGCATGATAACTGTGTAGAGTTGTGGAGACATTGTTTAATAAGGAATGGGATTATAGATGCAGATAATTTTTATACAGATGTGCTTTTAGACCACCATAAGTATCATGCCTATTGTTCGGCCTTAATAAATCCAATAGATAACTGTATTGTAGCCGATGGTCGTGGGGCATTAAGGGGCAATGATCACGAGTATCTTTCAATATACAAAAATCTAAACAACATTATTACTTTCACTGATTTTCATAAATATAGTTTAGGGGGAGTCTATGAATGTATGAGGAGAGAGTTTGGTTGGTGGTTTGGTCAAGAAGGGAATTTAATGGCCCTGTCAACTTACGGTAAATTTAATAAAGAAATAGAAAAAGAACTTTGGGACGGAGAAAGATTTAATAATAAATTACAGATAGAAGATGATTTAAAAAATAAATTAAACTACAATTATTCTACAGAGGATAAAGATGTCGCTAAAACATTTCAAGAAATATGTGAAAAAGCTTTTCTAACTATTATTAAAAAATTTGATATTGAAAAAGAATTAACAATAACTGGTGGTTTTGCTCAAAACATTATTAACAATACCAAGCTGCTAAAACTATATAATGTTCATATAGATCCTTTTAATAATGATCAAGGTATTAGTTTAGGAATAGCAAACTGGCTCATGCATAATAAATTAAAAAAATTAGATACAGTGTATTTAGGTTTTAAACCTGACTATAGCCATAATTTTTCAAGTAATTTTGAAATGAAAGATATTGATATAAAAGAAGTTGCCAAACTTTTAATTGAAGAACCCGTAGCTTTGTTCCAAGATAGATCCGAACAAGGACAAAGAGGACTTGGAAATAGAAGTTTAATTATAAATCCTTTTGCAAAAAATTGTTTAGAAAAAATAAATAAAATTAAAAAAAGAGAATGGTTCAGACCTTTTGCGGCTACTATAACAAAACAAAAACTAAATGATTATTTCTTTGAGCATCAAGGAAATGGTAGATATATGTTATTTACTTATGATGTTAGAGAACAATACAAAGAAAAATTTAGAAATATATTATCTAATGAGAACAACTCTAGGCTACAAGTTTTAGAGAAAAGACATAATTTTAATTATTACAATCTTATTAAAGAACTAAGTTATCATACAGATTTTGAAATGGTATTGAACACTTCCTTAAATTTACCGGGAGAACCTTTAGTTGAAGATCTAAACGATCTAGAAGAAATGATGACTAATTCTGATTTAAAATATGCGTATCTACCAGATATACATAAACTAGTTATAAAACATGAGAAACCATAGTTTTCTTTTTAAAATACTAGAATACAGTGTTTTTATTGACACACTTTTCTATGATAAAATTAAATCATGGCCTTTGGATAGATATGATTATAATAATAACTCGTACTTTAATAATCCTTTACTACAAGAATTAAATAATCTCGTTGATGATAAATTAAAATATATATTTAAAGAAAATAACTGTCGTTTATTTGATACTTGGATTCAGTCCTACCAGGATAATCAATTTCATGACCTTCACCTTCACCCTGAATCTTTTATGTCTTTTGTTTGGTACATTGACTGCACAGATAAATCTAGTGAAACTATTTTTTACAATCCTGGATACCCATATATTGAAAGAAATAAACTACATATAAAACCTGAAAAAGGTAAATTAATTTTATTCGACAGTGCTTTGCCGCATCATGTATTACCAAACAAAGATAGTCAAAGATTAGTTATAAGCGGTAACTGTAATAAAGACTTAAACAAATAATTTAAAGTTTCCTGAAACTGTAATTCTATATTCATCTGTTCCGTAAAAAGGATATACACAATGAACTAAATCTGCTGGAAAAATAATACCTCTTTTTTCATAAGTTCTATCAGCTGCAATAGTTACTCTATCTATGACACTGTGGTATGGGTATAAAAATTCTAAACATCCTGCTTTATTTTCTTTATCATAAACACATGGACTAATTTTTCTTTGTTCTTCCATATCAAAAGGAATTTTTACAAATATAACAAATGAAAAGATACCTGAGTGTTTATGGGCCGGATTAAACTCGTGTTTTTTTTGATAGTTGACCCACATACTTGTTAATCGCAAAGGAACATTTTTATTTAATATCTCCATAGACTCTAATCTGCGTGAAAGAACTTGGTCTTTATTTATTACGTCTTGTAAAAAAGATTCTACTACACCTACATATGGATCGAGATTATATTCTTCTGCTATGTTTCCTGCTAATTTTTCAGTGAAAGATACTCGGGTATCTTTTATAACTTCTTTTAATTTTAAAAAAAGGTCGTCTGGTAAAGTAAAAGGAACTATTAACATTTTTATATTTTAAAATTAAATCCGCGAGGAAGGCCTAAACAGGCTCTACCATCATATTTATTTTGTTTAGAGTTGTCTGTAATAACATCGTTGTAATGTAAAAATACTTGACCACAATTTTCTCCTTGAAACTCTTCTCTCCAATGTTCAAAATCCATTCCTTTATAGACCAGCATATCCCCTGGATTTAAATCTATTCTTATACCTTCATCATTGGTAGGCATATAGTTTTGAACTTTATAAACCCCTGTATGAGGACCATAAACATATCCAGCTTTAGGATTGGGGTTTACATATATCGGCCAAAGATCTCCTCCAAGATTCATAGTGGCTGATATCTCACAACTAAATCTATCTTTATGCCTGGCCAGTATATCACCTCGTTTATAAATTCTTGCATAAGAGTATGTTTCTTGAAGTCTTCTTTTACAAACATTCTCCATTAAAGGCTTTATCTCTTCTAAAATAATTTCCATAGCAATGTCCCCGTATATTGAATACGTGTTTGGAATTTGTGGATCAGTCCATGTACCCCATTCACCTGACTCAGGTGGGATATATTTATTTTTATACATGATGTCTGCTACCTTTCTTTTTAATAGAAAATATTTATATGCAAAATTTGCAACCTTTTCAGGAAGCACTTCTCTTAAAACTGTAAAACCTTTTTCGTTAAATTCTGTGTTCATATTATATATAAGGTTGTCCAAGGCTCCAAACCACTAAAGAGTATCTAGTTCCTTTGGTAACTGGTTTTACTCTATGCCATATATAAGAGGGGAATATTATAATAGATCCTTTTGTTTGAGCCTCTTTGCAAGGAATAGTATAATTAGGATCTGGAATGTCTCTTGGTTGAAATTCTAATTCTCCTCCCTCATATTCAGAACAATCACTTAATTGAACAGACATTGATAGTTTTCGTGTTTTACCATTATAGTTTGGATTGTTAGGTTTTTCATATGCTTTTTCCCAATCATCTTTATGCCAATTGTAGTATTGATTAAGTTTATATTTAGTGAATTGACACGCTTCAGAAAAATCCCATTCATAATTCCATCCTGCGTTTTTATTTGCTGTATTAAGATATGGGTGTAGGTGAGCATAAATCCAATTATCGCTCAACCAAGCAATACGGGAATCTCTTATTTTTTTTAAATCGTTCTCATCCTTATCGGATAAAGATTCTGGATTTTTATTTTGCAAGTCTCCAGTTAAAGCTAAACTTTCTTTTTCCGCATTACCGCGTTTAATTACGTCATTACAAAATTTTTCAGTTAAAACGTTTTTAAAATACCAGTAAGTATATTTACTATTTAGAGTCATGTATATTATCCTGTAAATAATCTTTTAGAGATGAAAAATCTTTAGTCAATGCTTTAAAAGCCAGTTTCTTAGTATCTAGATTAAGAAAAGCTTTAGACCAATTTTGTTTCCATGTCTCAACATTCGAGTCTACATTTTCATACATAAGTGTGGGTAAATCTGTAGGTCCCCAATGCATACCTGCTGCAATACAAGATAAACCTCCTTCAGCCTCAAATGTATATCTTATATCTCTATCATTTGCTGCTAATTGAAAACCATGAATACTTGGCGGTTTAAGTGTTATTAAATTTTCGCACCATTGTTTTTTGTTCATGTGTTTCCAATATTCTGTGTCCGATCTATGCGACAATGCATAGTGCAAAGCAACAAACTCAGCGAAGGGTTGAAAAGTTCGTTTGCATTGAAATGTAAAATTATCTCTATCCCATTGTGATACTTCATCTCTCTGTAAATTTCTAAGTAGTTTCATTAAAAACTCGTGTACTGTAAATAAACCATTACTTTCTAATGGTTCTATAAACCCTGCTGATAAACCAATTGCCACGACATTTTTTACCCAAAGTCTTTTATGTATTCCAATCTTAGACATTTTAATTTTTTTAAAATCTCCGTCTTCAACCTTTAAATGTTTTTTAAATTGTTTTAATGCTGTGTCATCATCTACAAACTTACTAGAATACACATAACCAGTTCCTATTCTAGACCACAAAGGTATATTCCAAACCCATCCATTTTCTATAGCCGTGCAATTTGTATAAGGAACTAATTCAGTATCTTTGTTTTTATAAAATATTTTCGTTGCCCAAGCAGAATCATTTGGTAGTATATCACTATAAGATTCAAAGGGTTCTTTTAAAGTTTCGTCTATAAGAAGACCTTTAAATCCTGTGCAGTCAATATAAAGATCTGCACTGTGTGTATTATTTAAGCTAGTAATACCCTCTTCATTTTGTTCTATTGTTTTAATATCTTCTTCTATATGCACCACTCCTTTTGGCACACAAAAATTATCTTTTAAATATTTTGCAAACTTAGTAGCATCAAAGTGATAAGCAATGTAATGTTTTGGATCCCAATTTAACTCAGGAATCGGTTCATTACTAAATGTATTTTGATTTATAAAACCCATATTAGCATAATATGAATCTGCATAATCGGTGTGAGGAGTTTTTGGATATATACTTTTCATAACCCACCAATCATTTATACCGTTCTTACAATCATATAAGTGTGGTTTGCCAAAAGGGTAATGAAAAGCTTCGCCTTTCTTATAAAAATCTGTGAATTTTATGCTTAACTTGAAACTAGCATCAGTTGCTTGCATAAAACTTTTTTCATCAATACCTAAATATTCTATCCAATTTCTTATTCTACCTATTGTGCTTTCGCCAACTCCGACTGTAGAAACATTAGGGGATTCAATTAGTGAAATATGGTAGTCTGGAAATGTTTTAATAAGAGTTGCAGCTGTCATCCAACCTGCAGATCCACCACCAACTATGATTATCTTTCTCATGTATGAGAAGATTTATATAGTATTATTTTAGATTATACAAGACTCCAAGTAGAAGTATTTACATCCCATTCTACTGGTCTATTAGTTCCACCACTATCTATCTCTGAGGTATGGCCTTCCCATTTTTGATCTTCTTCGTTCCATCTGTACATGATGTTAAAAGAAGTGCCATCAATTTCTTGTGTCGCATTTGGATATGCAATTGGAGGTGCCCAATCAAAAATAGAATTATCTTTTACCCAAGACGCATGTGGTTTAGGTGGCCAAAAAACATCGTTAACTGAATCATATGTATATCCTGGTCCAGCTCCATTACCTCTAAAAGGCGTGCCTCCATTTAAATGTTGATTATGTCTTGTATTGTAAGAATTTCTTTTCCAATATGTTTCTGGATAATTACCATCAAAAACATTGTCATATAACCAACCATCTCTTTTTATATTTTCAGAAACCCATTGCTCTGCTTCAGCAGAATCCTCTCCAAAAGGTGCAATATCATTATCGTTGATTACAACAGTTCTAATGACTTCATTATTATCAGTTCTTATTTCACTAAAGTGTGCCATATTATGTTCCCGGCCAATCATCACTTTTTACATATTGGTAAACTTGTGACATAGGCCATACTCCGGCTACGTTATTAAAAAATGTACCTGCAGTTTCTCTTACTACAACTTTTCCACCGCCACCGGCTCCTCCACCAGCTGAAGATGGTCCTCCACCTCCGCCGCCGCCAAGGCCTCCAGTTCCAGCTGTTCCATTACCGGTTCCTCCGCCTCCTGGGCCTCCAGTTCCGAATGGTCCACCTGTTGGGTGTCTTGATCCACCGCCGCCACCAGCATATGTTGTATTACTTGGTGATGTAGAAGGGGACGAATAATCATTATTAGCTCCGTTTCCTCCAGGTCCTGCATGGGGTCCTGGTGCATTTGTTCCAGCTGTGCCGGCTCCACCGCCACCGCCAGCTCCGTTTCCACCAGCTCCTCCGTTACCTCCTGGATTACCTTGTGGGGGACTTGTTGGAGGTACGTTACCATTTCCGCCGACGTTAGAAGAGTTATTTCCTCCTCCGCCACCGCCAGAGCCTCCTTGCCCACTAGTTGCTCCTCCTGATCCAGAAGATGGTTGTAAACCTTTTCCTCCTCCAGCAGCTGATAATGGGTTTGGTCCTCCCGCATCAAACTCTGATGCAGATCCTGCTGAGGTAGCAGGTCCTCCTCCACCAACAGTTATAGCTGCAGCACTGCCGGGTAGTGTTTCTCCTGGAAACTGTCGAAAGCCTCCGCCTCCGCCGCCTCCGCCGCAGTCGCCACCACCTGGGTGTCCACTGCCGCCTCCGCCAAGAACAAAAATGTCCGCTATAGTTTGATTAGCTTGCGCAGTAAAAGTACCTGGACTAGTGTAATTTGTAATATTTTCAGATGTTGTACCACCAGAAGGTTCATAGTTGATGCCGATAAATCCGCCTGCCATTTAACCTCCTA